ATCAGCCGTGCCGTGCTACCACATCGCACTGTAGTTTACAAAGCACTGCGCACAATTCTGAAGTACGCGCATCGCAAGCGCAACCAGATACAACATGCAGGTATTCAAGCTGATGCGCTTCGCATCCAGGCTTTGGCATCACGGCACGGACTTCAAGCATATTGTGAGGCAAGATGTCAAGTTTGGGGCGGTGATCCTGTAGTTGTTTTCGATTTGTGGACGCGCGCACTTGCTGTTGCACGCAGCAACTTCGAAAGCCTGCCCGAGTCCTTAAAGGCGAGCGAGCCAAGACAATACACCATACGGGAAAGAAATGGAGGTTGCTTCGGCTATGCTTTAGCTAATTGCGTGCGTAGCAATGTGGCAGCGATAAACGCGATTGCTAGCTATAGGGGCCCTGTGAGCAGGACTTTGGCTTTAAAGGTATGCCGGGAGAACAAAGTACCTCTGATCATTATGAATGAACGGTTTGCTCAACGATCGCGAAAACGCCTCATAGACCAGATGGATAGGCGAAAGATTTCACGTTCATTTGTTGTGGTATATGAAGATCATGCAGTGGCAGTGGTACCAAACACTGTCACACTACATGGTGCATTTGGAAAACGCACAATAACTTGGAAAAATACTTTTTCTAAGGATGTTGAGATAACAGATTTTGAGTAGTAATCGACCTTTCAACTCTAGCTATCGAGTTAAAATTTAGCCGTCTTATTGTACGAGACCAAATACACAGCCTCTGAGTAGGAGTGCAGCGAAACCAGCGAAATATCGAAAGATAAGCTGCGTAGCCTGAGCAGCACTGCACTAGTCCAAAAACCAACCGATAAGGTCACTCAAGCTTTTCTATAGGTTAGTCGCATTGCGGCGAGACATGGTCGGCCAATCGGAAGTAATTCCCACTGGCATCGCGAAGCTGAGAAATCAGTGAGGCGAGGCGACAATCTTTCCAAACCTCATTTCTGGAAAGTTGTTCGGCCCGAGAGGACGGATGCGCATGTCGGTCTATTTTCGGCCTTCACTGGCGATAGGCTTAAGGAGCAAACACCCCACTTTAATGTTGATTTGGTACTCAACACGCGAACTCCATCGCGAGTGGACAGCTTAACTACAATTACAGTACAATTGAAATGTCGGATGAGAGCATTGCCCACACCATCAGAAATATCTTGACACAGTGCAATTCTACCGTTATTTCAATTGGCCATACTGAGGGTCATTTTCTTTCTTCCAAACAATTTGCAGTGTTAGAAGAGTGTGCGGACACCCTTGAGAGCCTTGAGTCAGTTGCTGGTGTGCACACACCAACATCTAGTGCAATCACCCAAGCTTCTTCGGAGGAAGACGGTTTTCGGGCACGCAGATTGGAACTCGCCCGCGAATTGAAGCAGAAACAAATTCGTTTAACAGCAGCTCCTCCAGGAGATCGATCCCAGATCAATTTGGAGATTGGGAAGTTGTTGTCGGAACGTGCAAGGCTTGACAAGTTGATAAAGCAATTTGACGTAACGACAATTGCATGATCATGCCTTCAGTTACCGCAAACCGTTTGATCGCAGAATATGGTTCAGATCAAGATTACAAGTTCGCTGGGGCAGTACAAGTGAAGACTGCTACAACCTTGACCACCACTTTCGGCTCGGTGATGCGCTACGAGCCTTGGACCAATACTGGCGCCAGAGAGTTGCTCAAGCATCATCCAATTGGCGTGTGGAAGGAGTTGTCCGTGCGTCTTGCACCTCGCCCTGGCATCTATGGGCGTATGTGCACTTTTTACGGTGGTTGGGCTGCAGCTGGTGTGGTGACACCAACAACAGCAGAAGAAATGGTCGCACTTCACGGGGCGATTGACGTTACTTATGGTGGTACTGGAGATCCAGGCACTGTTAAAGTGCAAATACCATGTGAGTTTGATGACACCATGAAAGATTTGTTGAAGGGACCAGACAACGATAATTCTCGTCCGGTATTCTTTTATGCTTTCACGGAGACAGATGTTGTCGACAAACCTGCCAATTCTGATC